CGCTCTGGCTCAAAAGTATGACCGTCTGATCTTCCGCGCTATCACTCGCGGTGCACGTGCTGCTTCTCCTATCACCAAGACCAACTATGTTGAGCCCGGTGGTACTCAGATCCGCGTTGGCACCACGACTAACGCTTCTGACGCTTACTCCTCCTCTGCACTGGTGTCTGCCTTCTACGACGCAGCCGCTGCTCTCGATGAGAAGGGTGTGTCCTCTGACGGACGTGTGGGTGTCCTGAACCCCCGTCAGTACTATGAACTGATCCAAGCTGTTGGGTCCAACGGTCTTGTGAACCGTGATGCTCAAGGTTCCGCACTGCAAAGTGGTAACGGTATCATTGAGATCGCTGGTATCAAGATCTACAAGTCCATGAACATTCCGTTCTTCTCCCAGTACGGTACCAAGTATGGTACTGGTTCTGCCACGAACCCTGGTGTGACCGATCCTGGTAACACTGGTTCCTTCGTGTCTGAAGCTCTTGAAGATGCTGCTGCTGATGTCACTGGCATTAACAACGAGTACGGTGAAGAAACCGAATTCGCTAACAGCTGTGGTCTCATCTTCCAGCGGGAGCCTCTTCTGGGGCTCCTTTTTTTTAATTCTTTATTGAGAATAATACTCATTTGCAATTATGCCTTACCTAACTACTGGCTCCACTGAGCTTAAAGCTGTTAATCAGATCCTGGCGTCAGTTGGTCAGGCTCCTGTTACCACGTTGACAACTGAAGAAACTCTCATTATTAACGAAGTCTCTCGATTTACTGGTTCTATCAGTGGCACTACACTTACTACGGAAACTGCAAACATTCCTGTTGGTACTTACATTGGAGGTACTGGTGTTAGTGATGGTACTTCTATTGCTGTCGCTGGCGTAGAAGTCTCACCTGCAACAGATCCTGTTACATATACTTATACGGTAAACATTTCGCAGACCGTATCGTCACGCACATTGACTCGTAATGAGGTTACAACCAGAGTTGAAACTCAAACCAACCCGGACGTTGCGATTGCACTCAACACCTTGAGAGAGGTGTCACGTGAAGTACAGAGCGAAGGATGGACTTTCAATAAAGAATATGACTATACACTTACCCCTAACTCGGACAACGAAATTCTAATTCCTGATAACATGCTTCAGGTAGATCTTAATATCTCACCTACAAGATCTGGTAACCGTCAGTTCGATAGTATTAACCGTGGAGGTAAACTCTACGACCGTATTAAACATACCTACAAGTGGACTGACGAAGAAGTCCATGCTGACATCCTATGGTATTTTGAGTGGGAAAATATCCCTGACCCTATCCAAGCATTTATTGTAGCACGTGCTGCTGCTATCTTCTCTAGCCGTACAATGGGTGATTCTAACCTGTACCAAATGCTCCAACAAAAAGAAGCATTTGCACGGGCTATGGCTATGGAGTATGAGTGCAGTCAGGGTGATTATTCCTTCTTCGGTGAACCCATGGGGGAAAACTATTACAATAGCTATAAACCGTTCCATACCTTGCAACGCTAATGCCAGCCGTAACACAACAGATCCCTAATTTTCTTGGTGGTGTATCCCGCCAAACTGACGACAAGAAACTAATCAACCAGCTGACTGAGTGTGTTAACGGTTACCCTGATCCTACATTTGGTCTGCTGAAGCGTCCTGGCATGAAGCACACTAACGTGCTGAAGAAAGCTAATGGTACTGCATTTACCAAGACTGAACTGGCAGATGCAGCATGGTTCTTTATTGACCGTGCTACTGCTGGTTCTTACATTGGTGCTATTAAAGGTACTAACCTGTATGTATGGACTGCTGCTGAAGGTACATTTTGTACAGTGACAAACAATGGTACTGGTTACTTGACTGGTACTAAGCAAGATGATTATCATTTCCGTAGCATCCAGGATACCACTATTATTAGTAACAAAACTGTTACCACTGCTATGCAGGCAGACGGTACGTTTATTGCTAATTCACAAGGCACATTGAAACTTAAATCAGTAGTCAATGGTGAAGTACATCAAGTTAAAATTAAAGGTACTTCTAATGGTACTGAGCACACCGCAACAGCTACTGTGCAGTCTTCAGCCACCTTTACCTCATTCCTAACTGGTACACACGCTACTCACGATCTGCTGGGTGCTGTTAAGGCTCTTATCGAAGCTAGGCACACAGCTAGTGACAGTGAGTTTGATGGTAAATGGTACCTCAATTCTTATGCCAACAGCCTTACGATCCGTAGAACAACTGAATCCAATGCTGTTGTAGTAGATGCAGAGCCAGGGTCTGGTGTTACCTATAAATACTTTGAGATAAGTGCTTTAGGTGGTCTCTCAAACAACGCTATTGAAGCATTTCAAGATGATGTAACTAACATCTCTGAAGTACCTTTAGAATCATTCCACAACCATAATGTTAAAATCCTCAACAGTGATACTGAGGACGATGATTATTATGTAAAATTTATAGCCGCCAATGGTGTTGGTGGTAAAGGTTATTGGCAAGAAACCATTGCACGTGATGTGTCTCCTGGTCTTAACAATGCCACTATGCCACACGAGCTGTCTAACACTGGTGCTACTACCTTTACGTTTGGTCCTATTACCTACAAGGATCGCCTAACTGGTGACGATAACACCAATCCTAAACCTTCTTTTGTTGGTAAAAAGATTAGTTCTACTTTCTTTTACAGCAATAGGTTCGGTTTGTTATCTGAGGATAACGTTATTTTTGGTGTTGCTAATGATAACTACAACTTCTTTGCCAAGTCTGCACTGACTCAAATTGACTCAGATCCTATTGATTTGAACGTATCTAGTGTACGTCCTGTCACCTTGTCTGACGTTCTACCGTCGCCCCAGGGCTTGCTGCTGTTCAGTGAACGTCAGCAGTTCCAGGTGTATGCTACAGATGCAAGTATCTTGACACCTACATCTGCTGTTATCCGTACACTGTCTAACTACGAAATGGCTACTAATGTACAGCCCGTAGACATCGGTACTACTACTGCATTTGTTAGCCGAGTACCTGGTTATAGCAAGCTGTTTACTATGGCTCTACGTGACGTTGAGCAGACACCTATTGTGGTAGACATTAGTAAAGCTGTGCTGGAGTGGATTCCTGATACTGTAGATGATCTGACTACCAGTCCACCAAACTCTATTGTCATGCTGGTTGACCGTGATACATCTTATTTGTACATGTACCGGTTCTATAACAACGGCAAGGAAGATCTATTTCAAGCATGGGTAAAGTGGGAACTGCCTGGTACTATCCAAGCTGCACGTATTATTAACGATGCAGTTACTGTTGTATCACAGCAGGAAGATGAGTACACCATTGGTGCAATCGAGCTAGATGAATTACCGTCTGGTAACGCCTTTGCTACATCCTCTGGATTTACTGGTAATGTACCTCTTGATATGGCTACACGTCCTGTCAAGCCTCATGCATCCGTTGAGGCAGTGGTATATGACTCTACAAACGACATTACCAAGGTCTATGTACCTTATACTCCTATTGACGATAAGGACGCTGTGATGCTCCTTACAGTGCCTACAGCAGATAAGGGTACTGATGCTGCACTAGACTCGGACCAGGGCTACTGGGCTAAGGCTATTGAGCGTATTGAACCTTCAACTAACTACCATTACTTTGAAGTAAAGGGTAACTTTACTGCTTATGCTGATGGTATTGTAGTCGGTTATAGTTATGATTTAGAAGCGGTGTTGCCTAAATTTTATCTTAAAACAGAGGAGGGTTCTGACTATACAGCTTCCTTAACTATTGCTAGAATTAAAATGTCTGTTGGTCGTACTGGTGCTCTCCGTTTTAAGCTAAAACCAACTGGTTCTAACGAATGGAAGAACGTACAACATACCGCAGACGGTGATACCTATGCTGGTGATACTAATCCTGTAGTGCAGGAACGAGTGTTTACCTTACCTATCCATCAACGTAACACTAATTTTGAACTAAAAGTGACAAGTGATTTTCCATACCCTGTATCGTTGGTGTCGATGATGTGGGAGGGTAACTATTCTACCAAGTATTATAGGAGGTCTTAATGTTTAATCCAAAAGAAAACCTCCTAGATCAACAGCTTGCTGTCTCCGGTCTGGAGATGAATATTCTGCAAGCACTTCCAGCCATCTTTGCAGGTGTTGGAGCTGCAGCGTCTATTGTTGGTGGTATCAGTGCATCCAACCAAGCTAAAAAGCAAAATAAAAGAGCTGAACAAAACGCAAAAGAACAAAGAGAAGCTGCACAAGAAGCAGCAGATGCGACTAATGAATACAACGCAGAAGCTTTTGCAGCAGAACAGATTAACTACGAGCAGAGTAGAAAATTCCAACATGAAACTGCTATTCAAAATTGGAAGTACACTCAGGCAATTAGAGATTATGAATATGGAGCTGTTGTAAAACGATATGGTAAATCAGTTGAAAATACAGAGAATCAACTAATTTTTAACAGTATTGCTGCAGTTGACGCATATGCGGCAGAGCAGGCTGTTAGAGAAGATATGCGTGTAGAAGATGCCTTTGGCGCTGAATCTTCTATGGTGGAGCGTCTGGAGGCACTTGGTCAAGCTCAGATGGGGCAGGCTGGCGTTTCAAGAAACAAGAGGGTTCAATCAAGACTTGCTAAAATTGGTCGTGATGAAACTGTAAAAGATGAGTCACGTGATAGTGCTTTTGCTCAATCAGACCGCAGCATACGTCAAATTGCTATACAAAAATTCGCAGCGGATCAGCAGGCTAAAGCATCTATGATGATTAAACCTGAAGCCATGCCTGATATACCTAAACCACAACTGGGTCCGGCACGTATCTTCGTTGAACCAATGGAAGCCACTCCAGCTTATATCCCACAACCACTACAAGTAAGTACGATGGCACCACTTATTTCTGGAGCTGGTAGTGCAAGTAACGCACTTGCAGGAGTTGACTGGCAAGGCATTTTTGGGTAAAAATTTACTACCTTCATTTTTTAAACAGTATCGGTATTAACGATCTATGAAACAAGCACAATACAGAGGGGCTGCTCGTTCATCTGGCTTTCGTCCTGTTCAAATCAGTGGCAATGAAATTGCACGTATGCGTGAGGAAAGCTCCCGTGTTGTGCAAGGTATGCGCGAACAACGGGAAGCTGAAATTAAAGAACGTGAACGCATACAAGCTGATGAACAAAAGGGTCAGCAAATAGAAACCCGATTGCGCGAGAGAAATCGCCAAGTCGAAACAGCAAACCATCAAAGGGCTCTTACTGGTCTTCAACAAGAAGCCCGCGCCACAGAGGCGCAGTACCAACAAAACCTAAGGGATAATACTTCAATTTTAAAAGGTATCTCAACCCTTAGTGAATCTGCTGGTAAAATTTACTCAGAGTATGTTGAGGCTGAAGAAGATAAGATAATCTCTAAAGAGTTAGAGGATTACCTTAACAACCCTAATGACCACATTTTAGAGGCATCCCGCAGTGAACTTGGTTTAGATATTCTAGACGAAGTAGAGCAGCAGCAACTGGACGAGTACGCAGTTAATGGTGGTGACCCATTGGTTGTCGCCAAGAAACGCAATTATAGCGATCGTGTTAGGCGTGAGATTTTAAAAGGTAAGGCTGCTTACTTCTACCAATATAAGTATTCACAACTTCTTGATGAAGCTATCAAAGCAGAAGAAGATAGGCTTGGTCGCAAGTTAGAGAACGATGAACTTGCTGCCTTCATGACAGATGTTGGTAGGGTTGTTGCAGATAAGTTTAGAACTGAAGGAGGGATGACTCTTAAACCTGGTTCTATGCGAACAGCATTGGAATACAGGGAACAGATCCACCAACGTCGTTTGACTGGAGCTAGGCAGTCTCAAATTGAAGTAGAAAATGCAAAGTCTATTGATGATGCTACTTCGATATTGCTAACAAATCCTGGAGAATTTGCTAATAACATTAGTAAATCATACCGCGCAGTCTATAGAGCTAACGGTTATGACCACGCTAAGGCACATGATTGGTATGAAGGACTTTATACGGCACGTGGTCCTGACGGTGAATTCTTGTTTTCTGAAGAAGAATTAGCTTCTACTGTCCTAGAGAAGGGGCAAAAACCATACGCTTTAGAACGACCGAATCGGCATCTGGCGGGTTTGATGGCTCGTCAAAAGGCAGATAATGAGTACAGGCAGCTTGCAATAAAAGCTGAAAATTTAGCCTATAAAGAAGCAGAGCAACAAACTTTACAGTATATTGCTGAAAACAATTCTAAAGCTGTAGTAGATTCTGCTGCTTCTTATTTTATTAAAACTTACGGTAAAGTACCTGAAAGTATTGTTAAATTTCAGGAAAATTATACACATGAAGCACTGGCTAAGGCTAAGCAAATTACACTAATTAAATCTCAAGCTATACCTGGTTTTATTCAAAAAGAACAGGTAGAAGCATTAAAGGCTTTAGATTATCAGGAAGGTAAACAGTTAGAAGAACAGTATAATTTACAAGAGCAACGGTATCGTACAGGTATTTACAAAAACCTGTCTGATGCCTTTAAATCTACTGCAAACGGTGTGACTGCCTATGGCAATCTAAAACCAAACGAAGCAGCAAGCTTGGCTCTTCAAAGAGGTATGCGTGCTGAGTTCCGCAGACGAGTTGACCAACGTGTTGGACAAGGTGCTGATTTTAATACGGCTGCTGAGTTGACCGCCAAAGAAATTGAAGAAGAAGTCAAACGAGATGTACGGGGCAATGACCCAGATGCTAAGTTTTACCGTAAACCAAACGCCCGTCCAGGCGGCTCTGCTGAGTTCCCAAATTTATATTCACAGGCTAATCTAACCGATTTTGAAAAAGCTAGACGTAGTTTTCAAGCTCTTGAGCGAAAAATTAACGATGATGGTATTGAAAAGACTCTAGATACTGCAGAAAGTATTCTTACTAGAGATGAGATTATATCTATTAAAAAGGGTTTTGGTAAACCTGGTTTTACAATTCCTACCGATGTTCTTTCAGTATCTGGTCTAGGTAATGGTCTAGATCCCTTTACAATTATTAACCGTCAAATTAAAGCACTCGGAGATCCTGACTTGCAACCACTCGAAGTACCCCCAGTTATTAGAAACATTGAAGAAACCCTGACTAGAGAGCAACGTGGGGTGCTGTACAATCTTGTTAGTGGTCCTATGCAAAAGATGCGTGCACTTCACAGTGGCTACGGCAATCAACTTGGTTTAAGGGCTGGTCTACCTGGC